TTTTCATTTCCTCATGTTCTTTCATAGCAGGGGCCGTGTAGAGCGGAATCGTGTAGTGCTCGGACTTATCAAGTGGTCGATGCAGGTGTCCGGCAGTGTCATGCGAATCAACCAGCAGCTTCTTGACTTCGGCGCTTATGACATCAACCCTGCCTGGCGAGTCATGCATCCATGCCACCGGCTCAACTTGTTCAGGGGGGTTGGACTGCTGCAGCGCCTTGATGGCCTCAATAATTTCGGGCGTACACTGATCCTCTTCTGGCACCCCAAGCAGCTCCCCGATAGCACACAGATCCATTGATGCGCGGTGGTAGCAGTTCCGCCAGTTCATAGCAGGCTGCACCGCCAGCACTGCCGCCTCCCGCTCAACAGGCGCAGCAGACGCAAGGCGAGCGTTACGCTGATCCGGCGTCTCGCCTTCAAATAGACCCTCAAAGCGCTGATTGCGCCCGCCGTCAGTAGCAAGCCGCTCAACAGGCGCAGGGCGGCGCTTGTAAGCAGCAAGTGCAGCCATTGCGATTTGACCATCCTCTACGCCCGCATCTGCGTTTTCACCGTACAGCCAGTTCTGCGGCTCGCCTGAAACGGTGTCCCATTCGTCCTTGTCACTCGGCATGAAATGGCTGCCGCTCGCGTAGAACTCAAGCGCCTCAATAATAATTCGTAACAGGCCCGATGCGGGCGCAGCAACCTGCTCTGCGTGCTCGCGCTCTTGCTCTGCGAGATACTTCCAGTGCTCAGCAGCTGGCCACGGTGACTCGATAACCACAGCCGAAACATTGATGCTGCAGCCTTCCGACAGCGCGCTCAGTGCTGCTGCGTGCTTTTCGGCGTCGTCGCGATTGAATGCCGGGTACAGATCGTCCGGGCCTTGAGCGTGAACTGCCCATAGCCGTTCAACCGACAACGATTCCTTGTCAGTTGCCCGCTCAGCAGGCGCAGAACCATACCGCTCAGCAGTGCACGCCATCAGGTCTGCATACCCGCCCGGCTTGCCCATGCGGTGCATGCCGCCCTCAACAGGGATTCCGGCTTGGCACCCGTCGCACTGGTTGCGCTCAACAGGCGCAGGCGCGGGCGGGGCTGCGAGAAGTGCGTCAAAATATGCCCACATGACGCGCTCATGGGCATCTCCGTCCGGGTATAGCCAGACACCTGCGCCGCCGATCGGCTTGACGTAGATCGGCGCCCCGTCTCGCTCGACTTTCCACCCATCCGGCACACATACCCGCTTGCGCAGAGCTGCTACCTCGGCCTCCAGCACTGCTACTCTTGTTAATGCTTCACCTTGGGTCAGTTCTTCTACTTGCTTAGTCATGGTTTTGATCCTGGCGCTTGAGGTCGAGTAGGTCGTTTACCGTCATGCGGCCTTCGAGGAACGAACGCAGCTCAACGTAAAGCAGCTGTTCTTCCTCGAAAATCTCTGCGCACTGCTGGAGCAGGTACTCCATCGCCTCGCAGCGATCACGAAGCACGTCCGCATTCTGGATTGTGGTGTCGATTGCGCCTTCGACCTGCTCCTCATATTGCTGCTCAGTTTTCATAGCTCTGCTCCTCAGTTTCTGGATAGCGCCGCAGGCCGCGGACGCCGGTTTCGCTGTCGATAGCGATCTGGGTGATCTGCCGTGCCAGCTGCCGCATCTGGGCAGGGGTCATGATGGCATCAAGCCCTGGCAGGCCGTTTACCTCTGCCAAGGGCTGACCGTTGCGCCCGGTGATGTGCCGGGCTGTGAGTTGGGTGGTCATGTGGGTCACCTCGGGTTATCAGCGGCCTGCACCTGCTCGGCCAGTTGGTTTACTCGGTCGCGCCACTCGCCAAGCGATTGCTCGGAGGCATCGGCGCTGGGCTTCTTGCATTCGGAGTGGAGCGGGCAGCGCTGGCAGCTTGAGCTGGTGCGCCAGTTGTAGTTGGCGGCGCAGATTGCCTGCGCGGACTCGGACAGCTCGGTGGCCATGGGCACCTCACACGGGAAGGCTCAGCTGTTCTTCTTCGCGCGCCTTGCGCTCATCGATTGCGGCCGGGTGCGGCCCTTGGCCTGCCATGTACAGGCAGTTCGCTTCAATGCCGTGCTGGCGCTGGATATCGGGGTGAACGATGGTGAGGACGCCGCCGAAGCCCTGAGCTATCAGGGCGTGCTCTTCGGCTATACGCGCAACCTCGTCATAGGCTTCTTCGCGGGTCATGATTTACCTCTGGCCTGATGGCCGTTAATGCGTGCTGGCGCTCCAGCCTGCGCTGGTGACCACGTTGCCGTGGGTGGCAATCATGTTTTGGAATAGAGCGTCCATCACAGGGATCAGGGTTCTGGCGGTTTCGCGCACGCGCGTGCTGTGCACGAACTTTTCACCGCTAGGCAGGACAAGCCACGCTTGCGCTCGCCACCAGGTAGGTCGCCTTGGGGCGCTGCCGCGCTCGATTGGCCTGCCGCCTCCGGCCGCATTCAGGATGTAGATGACGGTGCAGGCCATCAGCGCACCCCAAACTTAATCTCATGCTTCAGCGCCCAATGCTTGGCCGTGCCATGCGGTACGCCAAGCCACTTGGCCGCGTCAGCGGTTGTAGCACCCTCTGCTGCACAGCGCCGCAACTCGGTCAGCTGCTCGGCTGATGGACCGCCGCGCCGACCTCTGCCGACCTCGATATCAATGCCGTGCTCGCCCGCAGTCTTCACGATCATGCCGCGTGAGCACCCCAGCTTTTTAGCGATATCGTTCGCGGACATCAAGCCAGCCAGCGGCCGGATCTTCTCGGCCAGCTTCGCCCTGGCCGCCCGGTTCTTCGCGGTCTTGGCTGCGACGGCAGCGTCCATCGAAACGCGCAGCCCTTCGCCGGACTTCACGGGCTCCGGCTTGGCTGGCTTCTGTGCTGGCGCTGGCTCTGGCTTCTCGCCGCGCTCAAAGGCTGCTCGGGCTGCATCGATCATGGCCTGGGCTTTGATCAGGCGGTCTGGAATGGATTGTTGGAGTCCCATATTCGTCTCCATGCCTTTCGGGGCGGGTGAGTGGTTAGGCGGCTTTGGCGCGCAGCTTGGCTTCGTACTCGTCTACCAGCAGCTTGAATCTCCACAGATCGGCTTCCAGTTCTTCGATGTACTCTTCGTCTCTCTCGTACTCGCCGAGCCAGAGCTCGCGGCCAACAGACTTGAGGGCAGGGCAGTACATGCCGATGTGCGCCCACTTGCGGCCCGTGATCCAGAGCACGCCTTGCACCTGGTCCTTGATGCTGTCGGCGTCGTGATCGATGTGGAATGCGCGCAGCTTCTCAGGGGCAAGGAAGCACTTGTATTCGCTCACCCCATCCTCATCGATAAAGCCGTCTGCGCTCGCCCCAAACACGCCATCATCGGTCTTGACGATGCCGACCTGCTGGACGATAAGCCCGGTCCTGATTTCGTGTGCCATGCGGGCTTCTGGCTCTAGCTCGTGGCCCCGGCGCATCTGCCAAGTCTCGAAGCCGCCGTCCAGTGGTTCGCCGCCGATGCGCTCTACGGCCAGGCGGAAGGCATAGTCGAGCGCCTTGGCAGTTGGCTGGCCTTTGTTTGGGCCCGATTTAAGGGTGGCGCGCGCGTCGGCGAACATGCTGGCCGTGATACAGCCGGCGCGTTCCTTGTGCCATTGGTCAGAGCCCTGCGGGCATTGGATAGAAAGCATGTGCCACCTCACTCAAAAGGAACGTCGTCATCGTCGAACGCGGGTTGCTGTTCAGGGGCTGGCTGCTGTTCTTTCTTGAGCGCTTCGCCCCGCGCGCCGACCGCAGCCTTGAAGGCGTTGTAGGCAGTCATATCCTTCACTGCCTGGATCTCCTTGACGCCAGCCTGCCAAATCTCGGTCAGCGCTTCGGCGTTAGTCGCCCCCATCGCCATCTTCACCCACTTGGCAGTCAGCTCCGGATCGGTTGCCGGCTGGCTGGCTTCTTCGGTGCGCAGCTCCTCGGGAATGTCCTCGATGTCCTGGGTGAAGATGTCCGAGGCAGCGGTGACGTTCAGCGTCATAGCGATCATGGCGCGCTTGCAGGCCATCTTGAGGATGGTGTTCGCAAGGTCGGCAGGCTCGGTGCGGATCTGGTCAACGCTGTTGCCGTTCTTGTAGAACTTTTTGCGGCGCATATTCTCGGGCGTGTAGTCCAGCTCGGCCTTACAGGCCGCGCTGCGCCACTTGTACTTCTCTTCGCCGGACGAACACTCGCCAACACCTTCGCCAAGAGTGATGCCGGTGGTCTGGTGGCGGCCGATACAAGTCACGCGGTAGCGGGCGTTGCCGTCGCTCGACAAATCCTCGATGCGGTATTCCTGGGCAATGCGAAACGTCACGCACAGCACCTCGGCGCCGGGCTTGTACAGCGTGGGCTTCGGGGTGCCGGGGATCGTCCCGTAGTGGGTGTCACGCTTCATGATGTTCTGCATGACTTCCTGCACCAGGTTCACGCGCTGGCGAATCTCAACGACAGAGAAGCGATGCGCTTCGCTGGCAACAAGGCCGGCAGTCTCACGCTGCGCGACCACTGCAATTTCTTGTCCCATGGGAACCTCAGTATGAAATGGTGATGTTGGGGATCTGTTTCTTGGCGATCAGGATGACCGCTTGCTTTGCGCA